GCCCACTGATTCTCGTTAAGAGAATCAAGTGAAATGCCAAATCCGTAAGGTGTCGCTTTGAGTCTCTGCTTCCGGATAGTCCGGAATTGAGACACATAGCCGCTGACTGTACGATCGTAAAGATCAATACGGTCAATGCTCTGATTACTGATCAGTGTGGTTTCACACATCAGGTAACCATAGCGCATGACAAGGCTGTCTTTTGAGAAAGCCGATACGGAATTAATGAAAGTTCCGATATCGAACCACCAATCGACAAGCCAACTAAATGGAGTCAATTCCCAAAGGAGAGCCGGCGTGAGCCGGATCCCGAGGATCTGGTTAGCCAGTTCCTCGTACCTTTCCATCTTGCTGAGGAAGTCAGACCCCTCAGACAAGTAATAGGTAAAGGCACCTGCAAACGTAATCCGCCTTTTGGAGGATTGCGTGAAGGAATTTGACATAGCCGGTCTATTGCCTTCAAAGAGACGCTTCACGTATGTGTTCTCCCAGTTAAGGGTTTCCACACCGAGAAGATCGATAGCATTATCGCTACCGGAGTACTGATTATGAATCTTGTACTCGTCTTTGAAGTTATACCGGCGTCGGACAATTTGTCCGGAATCTCGCGAATACTGATCAATAATTTTATTAAAATTAATGACAGCTTTACAAAGCGATTCCACATCTTTAATGAGTGGAGTCCAACCGAACGTAAGATTCAGGTACTCGCCACCGATTTCTCGGGCGGCGCGACCCTTCATCTTAGTTAGATTGTGTAGGACCATCGACGGCAAGCCGTCTTTGAGTTCCAATACAGCTTGTGCGAGATTCGCTTCAGGAGCGGTTGGAATCGTCTTTTCGATAGCCTTCCTACCATACCCGTGCAGGACAGAATCGTCCCAATACGGATCAAAGGTAAGTTGGCCTTTAGAAAAGTCGAAACCTCGCGGCCTAGGGACCACAGGTCCCCTATACATAGCTCCATTAGGATAGTTTCCGCCTCCCCAAGTCACAGTTTCCTGTGTCTTAGGTATGACGACCTTATTCTGAATGGAGTCAAATGTATGCCCAGTATCATACTCGGCGGCCACTCTGACTGCTGACTCATTAAGTTTCAGGTAATCATAAAGATCCTGAGACGTCTTGAGTTTTATTAGTTCAGATTCCTGAGTGTGTCCCCTCCTAACGTAGTAGACACTATCTTTTGTG